CCTTTGAACGAGTATGGCAGATCACAGACGATACGGAAATTAGATCCGTCGGCTTTGAAGATGGACTCCTCACCGTGGACTTAGGTAAAGTAGTTCCTGAGCATCATGCTCGTAAGGATTATCTCTAAATAATGGTGAGTTCGAGATGGGAAAGAGGACCGCCTTGACGGTCTTCTTTTTTATTGCTATAATATATGGAGGAAATAAAAAGAAATGTCAATTAAACTTGCATTATTAAAATCTGGAGAATCTGTAATATCTGATGCTAAAGAATTGATTGCGGATGATAAAGTTTGTGGATACTTATTCGATAAACCACATAGAGTAGAATATGGTCAGCCACTTGTTCTTACTGAAGAGAATGAACCTCCTTCAGGAGAATTGCAAATAACATTATCTCCTTGGATTGTTTTAACTTCAGATACAAATATACCAGTTCCTAGAGATTGGATTATTACAATTGTAGAACCATTGACAATAATTAAGGAAATGTACGAAGAAAGAATAGGTATGGACAATGATTAAATGTTTAATTTTTATAAGTGGATTGGTATTAATTGCTAAGATTGAAGAGCTAGAAGAAGCAGAACTTGGAGATCCGAATTGTCAGATTTCTGATGTTTGCGTAGTTAATTCTGATGGGGAAGTAAGTTCTTGGTTGAATTGTACAGATCAGACAGAGCTATTGGTTAGATCTGAAAATATTTTAACAATTGTTGAACCAAAAAAAGATATACTTAAATCATATTTGGAAACTATTTCATGAGAGTTCTGAGTATTGATTTGGACTATATTATGGGTCCAAGTATTGAACTTTATAATGGACTATTTTTTGATGATAATCCAGCAACAAGATGGAGAGATTTATTTGATAGATCTGATTTTAAAGAAAGTCATTTAGTTATTGATCAGTCTAGTTTGTTATTTTGTTTTGATACATTTTTAAAAGCATTAAAGAATTGTAATAGTGTGTCATTTGGATATGAGCATGATTCTATACTTTATGATATTAAGGATTTTTCTGATATTGATTTAATCAATATTGATCATCATGATGATGTTCTTGGTGGAGATCATTCTCAACAGATGGATTATGAGTCTGCTTTGAAGAAAGAATATTTTGAGGTTGTTAAAGATAATAGAGTTCATGAAGGAAATTGGATTGCATGGTTAGCAAGCCAGAAAAAAATCAATTCTTGTGTATGGATTGGTAATAAAAATAGTGGTAATAAAAGTAGAAATTCTTTTAATGGACAGATTGTTCCAAATTATTTGAATGTTGAAAGAGAAGATTATAAATTTGATAATTATAAATTCGATTCTATTTTCATTTGCCTATCTCCACAATATATTCCAAAAAATCATTGGCATTATTTTAGTATGTTCATAAAAGTTTATGAGCAATTTTCAGGAAAAGATGCTATAATACATAACAAACAATATGAACATGAATTTCGTAATCTGCAGGTGAACAATGAGATTTTACACCAATGTTCAAATGGTGGGTGACCATTTTTTGGTCCGTGGCTATGAGAATGGAAGACATTTTGCAACCAGAGAGAAGTTTTATCCAACTTTATTTGTTCCTTCAAAAAGAAAGACTAAGTATAAAACTTTAGGTGGAGAATATGTAGAATCAATTGAACCTGGTTCTGTAAGGGATTGTCGTGAGTTTATAAAGAAGTATGATGGTGTAGAGAACTTTAAGATATATGGTAATGATAGGTATATCTATCAGTATATTTCTGAGAAGTATCCAGAGGAAGAGATAAAGTTTGATGTAAGTCAGATTAAGATAACGACGATTGATATTGAGGTTAAATCGGAGAATGGATTTCCTGATGTAGAATCTGCTGCAGAGGAGATACTTCTTATTACTCTACAGGATTATAATACAAAGCAGATTCGTACCTGGGGTTTAGGTCCATTTAATAATAAACAGGATAATGTAATATACAAATCATTCAGGACAGAGTATGAACTTCTAAGTGATTTTATTAATTGGTGGATGATTGAGAATAATACACCAGAGGTTATTACTGGATGGAATAGTGAACTGTATGATATCCCATATCTTTGTCGTCGTCTTGATAGGATTCTTGGTGAGAAGTTAATGCGTCGTATGTCACCATGGGGATTGGTGACAGAAAGAGAGATTCATATTATGGGTCGTAAGAATATTGCATATGATATTGGTGGTGTTACTCAACTAGATTATCTTAATCTTTATAAGAAGTTTACCTATAAGGCACAAGAGTCCTATAGGTTGGATTATATTGCCAGTGTAGAACTTGGTCAGAAGAAGTTAGATCACAGTGAGTTTGATACGTTTAAGGATTTCTACACAAAGGGGTGGCAGAAATTTGTAGAGTATAATATAATTGACGTGGAACTTGTTGACCGTATGGAAGACAAGATGAAACTGATTGAACTTGCCATAGTTATGGCATATGACGCAAAGGCAAATTATGCCGATGTATTCTCTCAGGTTCGGATGTGGGATACGATAATCTATAATTATTTAAAGAAACGGAATATTGTTATTCCACCAAAAGAAAGATCCGATAAGGACGCAAAGTACGCAGGAGCATATGTTAAGGAACCGATTCCAGGAAAGTATGATTGGGTGGTTAGTTTTGACCTTAATAGCCTCTACCCTCATCTTATTATGCAGTACAATATCAGTCCAGAAACCCTCTGGGAGACTAGACATCCCAGCGCGAGCGTTGAAGGGCTTCTAAATCAGGATATTGAGATTGATGGTGAATTTGCAGTATGTGCTAATGGAGCACAGTATCGTAAGGATGTGCGTGGATTTTTACCAGAGTTGATGGAGAAGATTTATAAGGATAGAACAATATACAAAAAGAAGATGCTTGCTGCAAAGCAGGAATATGAAAAGAATCCATCAAATGCTCTTACTAAAGAGATTGCCAGATGTAATAATATTCAGATGGCACGTAAGATTCAACTTAACTCTGCCTATGGTGCTATTGGTAATCAATACTTTAGATATTATAAATTAGCAAATGCAGAGGCTATTACTCTGTCGGGGCAGGTTTCTATTCGATGGATAGAGAATAGGATGAATGCTCATATTAATAAAATTTTAAAAACTGAAGGTGAAGATTATGTTATTGCTTCTGATACCGATTCCATTTATCTTAACTTGGGTCCTCTGGTTGAGGCTGTATACAAGGGAAGAGAGAAAACTAATGAGGGCATTGTCACGTTCCTTAATAAGGTCTGTGAAATGGAATTTGAGCCTTATATTGAAAGTTGTTACCAAGAATTGGCAAAGTACGTAAATGCTTATGAGCAGAAAATGGTCATGGCACGAGAGAATATTGCTGACCGTGGCATATGGACTGCTAAGAAAAGATATATTTTAAACGTATGGGATAGTGAAGGAGTTAGGTATGAGGAACCTAAGTTAAAGATGATGGGTATTGAGGCAGTTAAATCCTCAACACCAGCACCTTGTCGTACTATGATTAAAGATGCACTTAAATTAATTATGGTTGCATCTGAAGATGATGTGATTGATTTTATCGATAGGTGTCGTCAGGAATTTAAAACACTTCCACCAGAAGATATTGCTTTTCCACGGACAGCAAATAATTTGCAAAAGTATAAGGCATATTCTACAATATATGCAAAAGGAACTCCTATACATATACGGGGTGCATTATTATTCAACCATTATGTTAAACAGAAAAAGTTGACTAATAAATATTCACTCATCGGTAATGGAGAGAAGGTCAAGTTTCTCTATCTTAAGAAACCGAATATCATTCAGGAAAATATTGTATCATTTATTCAAGATTTTCCTAAAGAACTTGGTCTTGACAAATATATTGATTATGACTTACAATTTGAGAAGAGTTTTGTGGAACCACTTAAAGCTATTCTTGATGCGATTGGCTGGAATGTAGAAAAAACTGTAACTCTGGAGGAATTTTTCACCTAATGGATTTACCTATTAACGACAAAGATTTAGCAACAATAGTTAGTGCACTTGCATTGGGTGGAGATGCTAGATTGTATCATCTATTAAAGGAGGTTAAAGAAGTTCGAGAAAAAAATCCAGATGGACCTTATAAGAAAATTTTACGTGAAGAAAGGGGAATGGTGATTTAATGATTTTTGAAAAAGTTAGTCTTGTTACTGGTGGGTTTGATCCTATTCATACAGGACATCTTCGTTATTTTGAAAGAGCTAAAGATTATTCAGGTTATCTTGTTGTAGGATTGAATGGTGATCCTTGGCTTACAAGAAAGAAGGGTCAGTACTTTCAGTGCTGGACTGAGAGGGCAGATATACTCCGTCATTTGGATATGGTAGATGCTGTTATTTCATGGGAAGATAATGATGATAGTGCGTGTGGTGCTATTGCTAAGTGTCTAGAGATTGCTGATAAGGTGATTTTCTGTAATGGTGGAGATAGGGGTAAGGAGAATACTCCAGAAGTTATGGGGTATGGTGAGAACCATAGAGTGGATTTTCAATATGGTGTTGGTGGAACTGATAAGTTAAATAGCAGTTCTTGGATACTGCATAATTATTTTAATCGACAACGTAAATTATTAGGTATTTGATATGGATTTTTTAAAAGACATTGTAAAGGAAATTGGAGATGACTACACCCAACTCGCATCCGATATATCAGAAAGTGAATCCTATATTGATACGGGTTCGTTGGTTTTTAACGGACTCGTATCAGGTAGTATATTTGGGGGTGTATCTGCTAACAAGATCACTGCAATTGCTGGAGAGAGCAGTACTGGAAAGACTTTTTTCTCTCTCGCCGTTGTTAAGAACTTTCTTGATAATAATCCCGATGCTTATACACTCTATTTCGATACTGAGAGTAGTATTACTAGGGCACTTTTAGAAAGTCGTGGCATTGATATGAAACGATTTGTGGTTATTAATGTAGTTACAATTGAAGAGTTTAGGTCGAAGGCATTAAAGGCAGTTGATAAATATTTACAAATGTCTGAAGAGGATCGCAAACCTTGTATGTTTGTGTTAGACTCTTTGGGAATGCTTTCCACAGAAAAAGAAATTAGGGATGCACTGGACGATAAACAAGTTCGGGACATGACCAAATCACAATTGGTTAAAGGTGCATTTAGAATGCTTACTTTAAAACTTGGTCAAGCAAACATTCCACTTATAGTTACAAATCATACCTACGATGTTATCGGTAGTTACATCCCTACTAAAGAAATGGGAGGCGGCAGTGGCCTCAAATATGCCGCGTCTACAATCATTTATCTCAGCAAAAAAAAGGAAAAGGATCAGAAAGAGGTTGTTGGAAACATTATTAAAGCTAAGACACATAAATCAAGACTCTCAAAAGAAAACCAGCAAGTAGAAATACGTTTATATTACGATGAACGTGGTCTTGATCGTTACTATGGTTTATTGGAACTTGGTGAGATTGGAGGGTTGTGGCAAAATAAAGCTGGAAGATATGAAATAAACGGTAAGAAAATATATGGTAAAGAAATTCTAAAGAATCCCACAGAATACTTTACTGATGATATAATGGAGAAACTTGATGGCATTGCCAAGCAACAATTCTCTTATGGAACGAATTGAGACTACTATTCTTAGGAATTTAATATTTAATGAGGAGTATTCTCGTAAAGTTATACCTTTTATTCAACCTGCATATTTTGAGCAACGTTCGGAGAAGATAATCTTTGAAGAGATAACTAAGTTTATTGTTAAATACGGTTCTTCAATTACTATTGAAGCATTAAATATTGAGACTGAGAATAGAACTGATCTTACAGAGACTGAAGTAAAAGAAGTAAGAGAGATTAATAATTCTCTGACTGATTCTGTCGTAGAGAATCAATGGTTGATTGATTCTACAGAGAAATGGTGTCGGGATCGTGCTATATATTTGGCACTCATGGAATCTATCGCTCTTGCTGATGGACAAGATGACAAGAAAGGAAGGGATGCTATTCCTAGTATTTTGTCTGATGCTTTGGCTGTGTCTTTCGATAATCATATAGGACACGATTACTTACAAGATTATGAGGAACGTTATGAGTCGTATCACAGAAAAGAGGACCTTATTCCATTTGATCTTGAGTTCTTTAACAAAATTACGAAAGGAGGTTTACCAAATAAGACTCTCAACATTGCTCTCGCTGGCACAGGTGTTGGAAAGTCTTTATTCATGTGTCATGTGGCAAGCTCAGCTTTACTCCAGGGAAAGAATGTCCTCTACATCACTCTCGAAATGGCAGAGGAAAAGATTGCGGAAAGGATCGATGCTAATCTACTTAATGTCAACATTCAGGATATAACTGATCTTCCTAAACAAATGTATACAAGTAAGGTAACAAACCTTGCTGAGAAGACTCAAGGAACTCTTATAATTAAAGAGTATCCTACAGCATCTGCTCATTCTGGACATTTTAAAGCATTACT